ATGGTCTAGATGTTGGATCACTCCAACGTTTAGCCACTCCAAAATTATGATCAACTTTAAATTTAAAGTCCAAACGAATGTTGATACCAGTATTTGTTTCATCCTTCACGGCAACTACTCCATTCGATAAACCTTCTAAAAATGATGATTCTATTGTCTCATAGATAGCTAGCACCACAGTTGGAAGATGTTGTAATAGTTTAGCTGCAATGATTGTTTGAGGACGTTGAAGCGCTATTAATGTATCAATAACGTCCATTTGTTCCTCATTTAACTGAAGCTCTAAACCAGATTTAGGAATTTTGCCACTTGCAGTACCAAGAGTTCCTTGTTGTTTTAATGGAAGTGGAGAATTTACTGCAACATAATCAGCTTTCATAATTGTATTACTAGCAGTAATTGTTTCCCATCTACCATCTACAGAATAAACCTTTTTCAGATATTCTCTAAACAGGTATGTTCTTGGACTATCAGCAGATTTACCATTTATTTCCTCCATGATGCGTAATAGCAATCCAGGGAAATACTTTTCGATTAATTGTATATATACTTTATTCATTAGTCTGCTCTAAATTGAATATTAACTAAACTTGTCACCGCTGCCGCAGGAGGCTGAAAAGGTGATGCTACAGGATTAACGGTGCCATTTGTCAAAATAGAAGCTAAAGGCCTCTTTGTTAAAATAGTATGCATGTTCACGCCTTCATAAGTATGTCCTTCGGGTAAACTTGCATAAGCAGTATTGCCAGTATTTACAGGCATTGGTTTCAATTCCTTTGTAGCAGTTTCTTTGATTATTAAGTGACCTCCCTTAATAACATCAGGCGTGTACCCTGTAACGTCCAGGGTTCTACCACCTCGATAAGAGTCTAGATGGCGAACGATTACAATAGAATCATTACCCCCATTAAAGCCATCTCCTACCTCTGTTAAATTAGCTGTTGCCATTTTTTACTTATTAAAAATTTTGAAATGCAGCATCCAATTCCTCTTTGGATGCTTCTTGTGTTTCCGCCACCTCCAGCACCTCTTCCAGGATTATCAATCCCTAAACCAGCATCACTTGCCGCCTGAACTTCATCTGCAACATCTTGCTCAACGTCCGCTAAATAGCTAGTAAAATCATCATCACTATCAATTTTTAGGCGATCGAAATCTCGAAGTGTACGCGCTTTGAATTTTTCAGGGGCATCTTTTAATTTGGTTTCTAGTTGTTGGCGTCTTGATTGGACTGTATTACCATTTTGAAGACTCGTAACAGTTGCGGTTAAGGTTTCGATCACCTTATTTTGGGTTTCTACATGTTGTTTAAACCAAGCGGGTGCTTCGTCCTTTTTCTCCGGATCTTTCTTTTCAGGCTCAGCAGGATCTTTCTTTTCAGGATCTTTTTTATCCTCTTCTTCTGCCGCCTTTTTATCAGCATTACGCTTAGGATCATCCAATGCTGCCAATTCTTTAAACCCTAATACTTGGTCTAGTTTGTCTATTTCACCGTCGATATCGTCTTCGTTAGTGATAAGACCATCTAACTTGTCCGCTAGTCCGTTGATTCGAACATTTG